CGCAGTGGCAGCGCCTGAAGTGGGATAAGAAAGCTCTCCCGCCTCAACGAATTTGAGATCAAAGCGCACCATTCGCCCTTCGGTTTTTGTGGTGCTTACGCGGATCTCGCCATCAACACATACGTTCATTTCACCGTAAGTGGGGTGAATAAGCGTACCGGGGCCGGGTTTGTTCAGTGCCTCGATGAGGCGGTCGCGCTGGTCAAAGCAGTCATCGCCAACCACATACGCGGAAAATGACGGACGACTCGTTATCTTACCGATGTCTTCGGTATAGGGCTTATCGCGGTTGGGGTATTCATGAGTTTCAACGCGCCGCCCTACCGGGGAACTTTCATCCTCAACTTTAAATGGTACGCCGCGGAACGAGGCGTCCTGTAACCTGTCTTTCCACGCCATAAAAACTCCGGATATAAAAAAACCCGCCGAAGCGGGTAGTGTTACGAGCTGCTTTCGTTATTTTAAATAAACATCAACGGAGTATATATCTCCAATTTTCATAAACATTGAATCAGCTCGGTCATCGAAAGACTCAAAATGTTGAACTTCAGAGAATCTGCTCAGCTTATTTTCAAATATTGCTTCTTCCACACCAGTCAAATAATGGAACGCTCTTCCCGCCAAAACCTTATTGCTTAGCTTCTGAGTATTTGCGTTATCTTCATGGAACCAAATTGTAATCCTATCTGGGCATGGAGGGTTATATAAAGCCAAATAAAATTGAGGGTAATAATTTTTTTCAGCATCTTCATTAAATGCTGCCTCACCAGTAAGAGTCTTTCTAAATTCATATTGCCTTTTAATAATACTATTTTCTTTGGTAGTCTTTTTACTAGTTGGCTTCAATCCAATTGAATTTACTAAATCGGATTCAGCAAAATTATAATTGCATTGATCAGCAATAACGCTGCATGATAAAAAGCTTATGATTAGTAAAATGAATGTACGCATCATCATCCCTAGAAGCTGAATTTATGGAAAGACAATATTAGCGCACGCCATACGATGTCAACAATATCAAAAGAAAAGAGATTACTACCCCCCCATGCCAGTCCTACCTATTCTTGTGTATCCAACATCATGATTAACATCAATACCGCGTGATTTGCTATCGGTCACAGTCATACCAGGCGGCGCCCCCTTAAACTCAACCGTAATTTTCCCTTCTGGCTTTTCCGCAGCAGGAGATTGTATTTGATATGGATTATAACCCCCACTTGCAACCCCTGCGCCGTATGCACCGTATCCACCAGAGCCCCATTGCGCGGCGTTTAATGCATTTACTGTTTCGGATGAGCTGTCTGTGAACCATTCAATTATTGGCTTTAACTTGGCCCACATATCCTGGAACCATTGGACGATCGGCCCCCAGTTATTAATAACAAGACCGAGAGGAGACCAGTCAAACGCCTTTTTCATAATGGACCAGCCGGTTTCAAAATATGGGCCAACTGTATCCCATAGCTGCTTAAAGTAGGGTGCAAATAAATCCCAGTTAGAAATGATGACACCAGCAGCTAATCCTATTGCCGTCAGGATCAACCCAATAGGCGACATAGCCAGAAGCCTACTCACAATACCCAGTGCAGAGCCAACTCCCAAGAACCCTAGCTTAACAACTGCAAGTCCTGCTGCGAGGCCAAACGCTCCCCTGATTACAGCTGGATTTTTTTCCGCAAAAATTGTGAATTTCTCGCCCAGATCGCCAAGCCAGGCGGTTATTCTTTTCGCATCCCCCGAAAAGGCTCCGCCAATTGCGGCCAGGCCATTTGTTGCCGTCCCGGTCATTGCATCCCACAGGTTTCCCAGGGTGCCAAGCTGCATTTCAACCCTTTTATTCAGGCTGGCCTGCTTATCCATTTTTTGCTGAATTTCGTCGTAACCGCTTTTACCTTTATCAATCAATGCGTTTACAACCTGCAGCGTTTCGGCATCATCTCCAAACAACGCTTTAAGCACCCCTGTTCGCTTAACATCCGTCAGCTTGCGGAGCTTGGACAATTGCGTAAACATTTTATCAAGTCCGCCAAATCCACCTTTGCCATCAGTAAAATCGAGACTGACGCCAAGCTTTTGACGCTTAAGAACCGTATTCACGCTATTCACATTTTTTACATCGAGACCTGACTGGATAACTTTACGTAATGCGTTACCCGCAGACTCGCCCTGCATACCCATCTGGTCCATCATAACGCCGATAGGTACCAGACTTTTTGCGGCAGTGAGGCCGTCCTTGTTGACCATCTTCAGGACTGCACTGGTTTTGGTAAAAAACGACAGCATATTGGTGTCGTCCACGCCCAGATAAAAAGCTTTCTGGATCGTGTCGAACAGCCCCATCATGTCTTTCGCTGCGGTCCCGGTTGCATCCTGCATTTTTGCCGCGAATTCAGCCGCCGCTTCCGGCGTTTTCTTAAGCTGAACGGCAAGGTAAGCCGATGCCTTCCCGACCCCACCCAGGATGTTTTCTGCGGGGATACCCTGGCGTACCAGCATCTGCATCATGTTCTGGAAATCAGCGGTGGTGCCCGGCAACTGGTTACCCAGTCCGATCGCCAGCTGGTTAATCTTTTCAAAGCCGGCACCAACCTGGCCGTTGGCCTCGGTCATTGCCACCTTAAGGCCCACGGCGGCATCTTCCTGTTGCGCGTACGCGCGCCCGGTGATCGCCAGCCCGGCAGTTAACCCGGCAACCATACCCAGCCCGCCACTCCCCGCCCCCTCTGTGGCGCGCCTGAACCGGCGGATATTGCGCTGCATGCGCGAAAGTGTTGGAGAAAGGCGATCAATACCCGTGATCAGCGCCTTCAGTTCGAAGTTAGCCATTGCGCGGCATCTCCTGCTCTATTCGGTTTGCCTGACTGACCAGCAGCGGGATTTCACTGATTGGCATGCTCAGCAGTTCAAATGGATTGATGCGCCAGTATCTGGCGCAGTCAAAATAGCGATCAGTGAGGTAATCAGCCGTCAGGCCTGGAGGAAAAAACCCGCCACCATCCAGGCGGCCGTATTCAGGTCGGCAGGCGACATCTGATCAACGGAGCTTTGCGGCACGTTCGCCAGGCGCACAATGTATTTCGAGACGACACCGGACAGCAGCTTAATCGACTCGTCCTGGTTCATCTGATAGGGATAACCCAGCTCGCGGACGTCCTTGCCTGTCGGCTCTGAAAACTCCAGAACGTGAATGGCTTCACCATGCGCGTTAATCGGTTTGGTTAGCTGTAGTTCCTTCACTGGTAATCTCCTTCTTCACCGTGGAATTCAAGTTCTGCCGTGCCTTCTTCAGCATTATGGTTCGCTTCACCATGCAGCCAGGCGGAAGACAGTACGTAGACCCGACCATTCGCCAGTTCGGCTGTGATGGTCATCTGATCTGATGTGGTGATTTTATTCACCGGGAAATCCTTCGGCACTTTAAAGGTGCCTTTAACGTAAGGCGCGCGATGGGTCTCTTTACGATCCACCGAACCCTCCATGCCAATGATGTCGTCATTAACGACGGTGTTCATCGGCACCTCAATCCCGCCGGTCAGCGATAGCTGCTGACCGTCGATTTTGAAATAACAGGTACCAGCAATTCTGGCCATTATGCTTCCTCCGGATACTGGAGACGGAACTGGTTGAGGAGTGCAAACACACGCAGCTGATTGACGTAATCAGGCGGATAAAGCACGTTGATACGGGCCGGGTTGTTCGCGTCGCGCTCCACGATCAGGTATTTCTTGAACAGATCGTAATTTTCAACGATGCCTTCACGCTCCATCTGCCGGTAGGTTGCCAGCAGCTCGCCTTTAATGACCGCGGGCGTCACGATCGCCTGTCCGGGGCCAAAGCGGGTACCATCGTTCGCCAGTTTGTGGCGGCCGTATTTGCTCGTGATGACCGTCTTCAGGCGGCGCAGTACATACGCGCTGGTATGCAGCGTTTCGCTGTCCAGATAGCTGTTGTCGGCCACACCATACGCATTTTTCTTATAGGTGGTGATATCGCGCTGAATGCGTAACACGCCGCCTTCGGTATAAGCCGTGGCGATCCCGTGCATTAACAGGGATTGCTGCTCGCTTTTGATAAAGCGTTTACCGTTGGGGGGTGGCAGCATGCCTGCCAGTTCGCCGGTCTGGGTTGGCCGGGCCGGGTCGATACGCAGGAAAACGGCAGCGCGTGCAGTACGACTTGCGGCCAGCTCATCAGCACAGCACTGAACGGCTTTCTCGTAACCTGCCAGAGTTAAGTGCGGATCGTTGAACGCATCACCGATAGTAATGAGGTCGCTTACGGTCGCAATTTTCGCCGTGTAAACGTGCCCGTAAATCTGGCGTAGCCAGCTCCAGCGTCCGCTCGTGTCATTCATTTCCAGGCTGATGGTGTTAATCGATGCGGTGTCGTTAAACGGATGACCGATATAGTCGAATGACTCATCGCCCATTGCCGCAATCGTCCCGGTAAGGACTGGCGCGCCGGTGCCTTCGGTACCGATCGCAACCGCAACGTTTACGCCTGACGGCAGGACTTCACCACCACTGAATCCGTAATAGTTCAGCGTGATCGGCGTGTCGTTGGCCCATGTGCCTTTATGGCGCGCGGTCAGGGTAACCACGCCTTCAGCGGCGACAGCGGTAAACGGCGTCAGCCCGTCGGCTGTGATGGCGCTGGCGACAGACGTCGCGATAGTCGCCACAGTATCACCCGCGCTTACTGGTGCCTGAATGCGGCGATTACCGAAGTAGAGCGAGATAACACCTGCGGCCTGGGCGGAGCCGGTAACCGTCAGGGTAAAGGTTGCTGCGGTACCTGCTGCCGGTTCTGGTACCGCTATAACCCACAGTTCACCGAAAGGGTCGGTTTTGCGATAAGCGTCAACCATACGCGCCAGCTGGCTGCCTGCGCCGGCCATGCTGACGGCATAATCAGCCGACGGCATGAAAACAAGCTGGTTCGTTGCGATTTGCGCTCCGGTATTAGCATGCCCGATAAGAAGACTGGGCGCGCTGGTCTGTGCGGTGTTGGCTGCGCTGTTATCCATCTCTGCATAGAACAGCGGGACGCGCAAATCCGACGGGATGGTGTTCATTGAGACCGTCATTTTTTAGTCACCTGTTTTACGGGTTCTGCCGCATCTTCCGGCGGAACGATTTCAATATCCCCGTCCAGTTCCCGACGGTACCAGTACTGATTTTTTTCGACGTTTCGCCCGGATTCAGGCAGCAGATCGCCGCGGGCAGGGTCATGAACCGACCGCCCTTTTTTGGGTTTTACAAACATGGAGCCTCTCAGGGGTTGAGGGTTATTTCGGTGTGATGCTCGATTTTCCCGCCCGGGCAGGTACCCGGATCTATGAAGTCGACGTCAATGCCCATCTCTCTAAACTCATCAAGCGCATCAAGCTCAGTATGCTGGCGCGTCATTTCATCGGTGATTTCCATATCGCAGGTGAAATCAAACTGGTAATACAGACGTCCGCGATCCATATCCAGCAACTGACCGCCGGCGTAAATCACGATATCGCTGTTATCGTCTGGCCTCATGCCCAGCAGCGCTGACCAGAGCATCTTCTTGACTTCATCGATCGCGTCATAACTGGCGGCCTGACCACGGAGATCACGGCTGTTATCCAGTACCACCACAACGGCGAAGCCTTCTGTTACGGTCTGCCAATAATCCGTTTTTGATTTCTGAGGAGCAACATTGTCGTCTGCCGGGATCACGTAAGCCGCAGGCAATTTCATTTTCCCGGTCTCGGGAATGTTTTTGAACTCCGCGGCGCCGCTGATATTGGAATCAAAAAAAGGGCACCGCCCGCGCAGTGCCCCGATTATTGTTGATAATTTCACGGTTAACTTCCTTCAGTTCTGAGAGCCCGGCGTAGCGCCTGTGCTAACACATACCGTGTCCACGGAGCGAGATGCTCAAGCGATTCGTTCATGAAATTATTGCGGGGGGCTATACGCCAGCCACTTCCGCCTGACGCGCCCCGGTTATGGCGTCTCTGGCGCCGTGCGCCCCGTTTGACACCATGCATGAGAAAAGCCGGGTAATAATCGCCGGTTATGCTTGCTGTTTTGCCCCTGCCGCGTTTCTGGTTGGGCGCTATTCGCACCATAAAACCGGGACGGCGAGTGGTTGCATTCGGCACGTAAAAACCAATCGAGCCGGAAAGCTGACCACTTTCAGATCCGGGGTTCTGGCCCGGTTGCGATCGGTTACGTGAGGCAATAAGTCGGCGGGCAACCGACAGATGTTGCTGACCGATTTTTATGAATGCCTGGCGAACCATCCGCCTGTCGAAAACGACATTGCCTGACTGCTGAAAATCAATATGAAGGGAGCCGTCAGCCATACATATCATCTCCTTCAGGGTGCTCTTCTCGCAGTTCCTCACATTCCAGGAGAAGAAAGCGCCGGGCATCATTGAGGTCTCGCGCACGCCTCACCGCATAAACCATCCCGTTATGAACCACTTCAAAATCCGCAGTAATGCCTTTGCGGAAACGAATGGTGAAATAATGCGTCAGTGCCTGGTCGGTCTGTGCCGATTCATGCATTGTCGTCGCGCTGACCTGTCGCACTCTGGACCACGCATAAAGAATATTTTTGTATTCCTGAGTGGTGTCATAAACGCCGGCAGCGCGATCGATGCGCTGGCGAAGCATAATGCGTTTATCCAGTTCACCCGGATCAGGCAGGGTGTAAGTTGCGCTTGTTCGCGTTGATCGAAGTTTCATATCAGAACCCCGAAACAGGAAGCCGCCGGGACTGCAGCAGAAATTCAAAAGCCATGGGTGTTACTGACTTCTCAATTTCAGAGACAGAGCTGCGGTTTTCGTACCAGTGGCTGACAAGCATCAGTAACCCCAGCCGGATATCTTCTGTAATAACCATGCCGTCCTCATCGAGAGCGGGTATTTCGTCATTGGTTTTATAGAGGTTCCGGTTGAGATAGGTGGTTGCTTTCGCCTCTGCTGCCAGCGCCAGCAGTTCCAGCAGTCCGTCTTCATCCGTAAAGTCATTCTCCAGGCGGCA